ACAAAGCAGCTTGTAGAATATGGAATTGATATTATCCCAGATGAATTTGGTGAAAAAGAAACCTTGCGTAAGGCGGTTCAACATATCAAATGGAGAGATAAAGTGCTTGATTTAGTATTAAGGCTAGAAAGTGACGAGGTGAAGAATTATGCAGAAAACATTGATGGAAATGTTAATTGAAGCAGGTTATCCAAAAGAAGAAATGGATCATCATTGTTCTGACTTGTATGTATATGTAACACCACTTACAACAAAGGTAATTGAAGAATGGTGTAAGGCACATGATTATAGAATGGCTTGGCATTGTCCCACATTTAAAGACCAAATAACAGGCAAAATGATGTATGATTGTGCATTTCAGTGGTATGAAAATTAGCAGGAAATTGTAATTTAGAAGGGAGAGCTGTTATGTACTATTTAACAAAAAAGAGCATGAAAATGCTAGTAGAAGAAATTGTGTATGCTGTACATGAATCAGAAAATGATGAGAAGGCAAAAGAATGGGTACAGGAAGTTCTTGAAGACAGAGGAATTGTAGAAGTGGAAGAAGATGTTGATTTGGAGAAAATGAAAATCGCAGAAAAAGAGGTGAGAAAATGTATAGAGACTATGAGAGTCCTGGGCTTATTAAAAG